CACAGTCCACACGTTCACTGCTTCTGGCACTCTTTCAATTGCATAAGGTAAAATAGACACCTAATGGCTGTACAAATTCAACTTCGCCGTGGTACTGCATCTGCTTGGACTGCCGCTAATCCATTGCTGGCTGATGGTGAAATGGGACTTGAATCTGACACTGACCAGTTTAAGATTGGCGATGGTGTGACGTACTGGAATAGTCTTGCTTATGGCGGTCTTACTGGTGCGGCAGGTTCTAATGGAACCAACGGTACTAACGGTACCAATGCGTCTTACGAAACTGACCAAGCGGTCATTAGTTCACGAGTCTTTAGTTAGGAGCAACAATGGCAACATTTACTAAATTAGCGCTACAACCAGCAGGTACAACGGGGACGGGTCTTGGTATCAAAGTTGCAGCAACTGCAACCGCTGGTACTGCAATTCACACAGCATCGTCAACTGCCACCACAATTGATGAAATCTGGTTGTACGCAGTTAACACTTCTGCATCTGATGTGAAGTTGACTATTGAATGGGGTGAAGCAACTGCTCCTGATGGAAACATTGAATATACCGTCAAAGCAGAGAACGGACTTTATTTAATTACTCCAGGTCTAGTGATGCAGGGTAACACTACCCCTAAAGTTATTCGTGCATTTGCCGCAACTACTAACGTTATTGTTGTACACGGGTACGTAAACCGCATTACAGTCTAGTTTTATATGCCTAATATAAACCGTAACACACAAGGTGGAACTTCTGTATCTAGTGGTAGTTTAGCCCCACGAACAAACAGAACTGGAACGGGTCAGGTTAACGAAAGATGGGTTGGCGTATTGCCACTACCTATTCCTACCTTTAGTGGAGCATCCCAAGCAAATGGTGGCTGGACAGCAACAATTACAAACTATGATGCTGCTAACACTTACACACTTTCTACTACTGCTGGCAGTGTTTCAAGAACTGGAAGCACTATTACACAAAGTGGTCTTGGAAACGGTGTATCTACTACCGTAACTGTAACCGTAACTAGAAGTGGGTACACCAGTGCCGTAGGGACTGTTGCTGGTACCTCAACGCCTGCTTGCTCTAGTTGCACCTATGCTTATACACAGGTTGAGGGCGGTAACTGTTGTTGCGTCGGATTTTGTGGTGGGGCACCAAACCAAGTATGTTGCTACAATATCGTTGTTTACTCAGGCTCACCTTCAGGTTGTATTGGATGTAATGCTTCAATCGGCTCATGGTACGCTTGTGACGGAACTTGTTAATCACTAATTAGGAGAACTTATGTCAGACCAACCGTTAATTCCAGAAGGTGATACTTCTGGGTATGTTCCAAATATTGTATTTGACCCAGAAGAACGCAGGTTCAATCCACTTGAACCTATTAAATGGTACGCCTTCGTAATTAATGGCGAAGTTGTTTGGATGCAAACCGTAAGCGTTTCTCTTGAATATCTTGTTGCAGTTATGTCATCAAGTCCACAAGTTATTGAAGTACCTGAACCTTTGATGGGGCAAGTACTAAGTGGTTGGACATATGACGGCACTACCTTTCACCCACCAGCAGGTGCGTAATGACTCCTTGGGAAAGGTACAAAGAAAAACTAGGAACTACACGACCTTGGGATTTGCTTAACCCAAATGAACCAAAAAGCCTTGACGAAGACGCTCGTGCTCGCCTAGATATTTGTGAAGAATGCCCTGAGTTAATTGGACTTACCAAACAATGTAAACAATGTGGTTGTTTAATGCCTTTAAAGGTAAAACTTAAGAATGCTGAGTGCCCTTTAGGTAAGTGGTAAAATAGTGCCATGACAAAGATGCCTTGGCCCGTAGTCCCTATCAAATTCTGTGAACACCTAGAAGGCAAGAAGCCTTCAGACATCAAGCCTGCGATGCTTCGCAAGTTGTCCGTAGGTGGTCAGATGCACCATTGTGCCGCTCGTGCCTTTGAGGCAATGAAAGCCGCCGCCGCAGCAGATGGAGTCAAGTTGGTTCCGACTTCAGCAGGGGACACATTCCGCAGTATCCAGACCCAGACCCAAGGATTTCTCACTCGCTACCAGAAAGAGTTAATTCCAGGAGCCTCAACCCGCACATGGAATGGTGTGAAGTGGTACTTGAAGAAGGGCAACGCTCCTCTTGCGGCTCCTAACGATGACGCTAAGACCTGCTCACGTCACATGCTTGGTATCGCTATTGACATCGCCAACACTGGCAACAAGAAGATCATGGACTGGCTCTTGGCTAACGAACAGAAGTTTGGTTTTAGTCATGAGGTTGTAGAGATGCCAGGTGCTGAAAGTTGGCACATCCGTTTTACCGAAGGCAAGGTAATGCCACAGGCAGTTCTTGACTACGAGGCAACGCTTCCTCCACAAGCGTAATATAGAGCCTTATGGCACCACGACCTAGAGGCTTAAGCGGAGCAGGCAGGCAGCGGATCAACGCTGCTCTAACACTGTACTCAGGTACCGCCAACATTGAAAACGAGCGCAGGCGTATGCGTGAGGATAACTTGGCTCGCTCTGAAGCCAACCACATGGTGGAGATTCCATGGGTTCCTGGAAACAACCACGGCACCAATGAAAGCAGTCGTGTTAGCGGATATAAGTTTGTAACCTATAACACAGAAGATCTGTCAGACGAAGATCGCAGAACCACAGGTGCTGGATCCATTATGGCTGGTCAGCGTTACGGTACCTTGTTTGTACGCTTTTGGAAGTATAAAGATAGTGGCGGAACACCATGGAAATACATGAACGTTCCACAACAAGTTTATGAATCCTTTGCGGCGTCTCCATCAAAAGGGCAGTATATTAATTCCGTTCTCAACAAGTTTCCATACAGCAAGGCTACAAGTGATGAAATTGACACGTACTTTAAGGATATTTAGTTTAAACAAAGTCCACAGTTTCTTTTCTATTTACTGGATCACCAGAGACTTTGTAGATTTAAGAACTCCTTTTATTTGCACAGGGTTTATGCACGAAACTGATCCACCATGGCGTCATGGTAAAGGAATACAAGTTCGTACCAAAAAGCACACCATACAAATAGGTATCTGTAAGAAACTTAAGGTTTCTGATGAAACTGCGGGTATCTTAAAAGCAGTTGGTGGACGTGAAATGAATACCCCTGCTAGTGAGATTGGATTGTGGTGATGGCATTCTTTAAAAAAGAAGAAAAGAAAGAAGAAACAATCATTCCAAAACGGATCAAGAATCTTGACCGCCCTTCTTTACTTCAATGGTTTGATACCAGCATTATGAACCTTGGCGCATCATTTGATCGTTGGCGCTTTCATGGCGGACCAGAAGCAGAAGTGACTGAGGCAATAGAAGCACTTTCTGCAATTTGGGCAGAGTTACAACAAAGGGTTGACGATCAGCGTTAGTACTGATACCATCGGATCTATGTCAAATAACACAGCAACCAAAGCACTAATCACCAACCTTGAAAACAGCGATAAGCGGCGCCTAACTAACGCCGTCCACGACCTGTTTCTTGTAACCGAGGGGTACTCCCCTAAGGTCTTTACCCCTTCTCCAAATGTAGACGTAGAAGAGGGCACCCTTGTGGACATCAAAACCCTCATTATGATTATTGAAGATGCCGCCGCATTATCTCAGAGTTGCGCCCATCACGTGAATTTGCCCACAACGACAACCAACTTCAACTGAAGTTTGACAACACCGACTACTAATTAGTCTATGATTGGTCTGTGCTCACAGACGACGAATTAGACGAAAACCTCTTAGCCGAGGACGTAGCCGAGGAACTGGACGAAACGTCCGCCGAATTCATAGACGAATTGGTAAAACGCATTATTGTATTTACCGAAGAGTTTTGTGACGTGGAGTTGTTCCCGTACCAGATCCCTATTGCTTACCGCTTAATTGAATCTGTCATCCTTGGTGACGGTGAAGAAATGACAGTGGTTGCTACACGTCAGTCAGGTAAGTCTGAGGTGCTCTCTAATGTCATGGCATCACTCATGGTTATCTTGCCTAAGTTGTCAAAGATCTATCCGACATGGCTTGAAAAGTTTGAAAAGGGCTTTTGGTGTGGTGTGTTTGCGCCAGTTGAAGACCAAGCAGACACCGTGTTCAGTCGTATTGTTAGCAAACTTACAAGTGACCACGCTGTTGACTTCTTGTTAGATCCTGAGATTGGTGACAAAGCAACGTCAGGTGGTGCTCGTGGTAAAGGTCGCATCATTACTTTGAAGCACTCTGGTTCGCTCTGCCGTATGCAGACCTGTAACCCAAAAGCAAAGATTGAATCAAAGACGTACCACTTCGTGCTTATTGACGAGGCTCAGGAAGCCGACGAGTACATGATTGCTAAATCAATTAAGCCAATGTTGGCGTTTAACAACGGAAGCATCTGCCTAACAGGAACAGCAACCCGCAACAAGTCGTACTTCTACAAGATGATCCAATACAACAAGCGCCGCACTGTCAATGGTGGTCGTAAGTTCCGCCCATGTCACTTTGAGTATGACTGGAAGGTCGCCGCTAAATACAACCCGAACTATGCCAAGTTCATCGCTAAAGAGAAACTGCGCATCGGTGAAGACTCTGACGAATTCAGAATGTCATATGAAAACCACTGGGTACTGGACAAAGGTATGTTTGTCACTGAGGAGCGCTTAGAAAGGCTCTACGACCCCTCTATGGCGGTTGTGAAGCAATGGTGGAGAACTCCTGTTGTGGTCGGTATTGACGTTGCCCGTTCTAATGACTCCACCGTAGTGACTGTCTGTTGGGTGGACTGGGACCATCCAGATCCGTTTGGGTTCCATGAGCACCGTGTTCTCAACTGGTTGGAGATCAACAACGAGGAATGGGAACAGCAGTACTTCCAGATCATTGACTTCCTACGCAACTACGACCCCCTCAGAATTGGTATTGACTCTCAGGGTGTTGGTGGCGCTGTAGCCGAGCGTATGCAGATCCTGTTGCCTGACATTGAAGTTGTTGCCGTGTCTTCGGACTCTAAAGCACAGCACGAAAGATGGGTACATCTTACCGAGTTGATTCAGAGAGAGCAATTAATAATTCCAGGTCACTCAAAGGCTCGCCGTACTCGTGGCTGGAAACGCTTCAATCAACAGATGAATGACCTTGAAAAGATCTATCGTGGTCCATATATGTTGGCGGCGGCTCCTGAGGAAAAAGGCGCTTTTGACGACTACCCAGACTCTCTGGCTATTGCCTGTGCCATGACATTGCATGACACCCTGCCCCAAATACAGGTGGCAGAAAATCCATTCTTTAAATGATGATAATCTAGTAACAAGTAAAAAACCCCTATTACGGAGGCTTACGTGAACGTAGCACCAGCACCACAATTCCCAGAGCGCTCACCGAACGTTTTTGAGCGTTCAATTGCGCCAAGCATCCCAGGCAACCGTGGACCGCTTCGCTTTGAAGAAGGTGTCGCTACTGACACCGACGTGCCAAACGACTTTGCTCGTGGCGCATACTTTGATCCGACATCGGCTCCAGGTCGTCAAAACCACAACAACCCTGAGATGTTTTACAAGTACCCAGAAGAGACGATGCGTGAACGTGCTCACGTAGGCTCGTCTTCATGGATTGAAGCCCCAACAGTTTTGAGCGAATTCGTTCAAGGCTCAATGGCTGGCGATGGAATGCCATCGTTTGAATACGAGTACAACAGCGGCGGTCACATGAACCGCATGAACCCAACAGTCGTTAACGACTAATTATGGAAGGCGGCGCCGATGCAGGCGCCAGCACAACTGACAATGCTGTTGATGGTGGGGGGAGTCTAGGGACTCCCCCTACTAATACCAGTTCAGGGATCGGCATTGGACAGGTTTATGCTGGTGCTGGATTCTTTACGGGAGCAATGAAAACCCGTAAGCAACACTTCCACGAATCACAGCAACAGTACCGTCGTCCTGATTACGGGACGGGCGACCGCAACCCAATGGTTGGTCCTACACCTGGTCCTAAAGGTGGGATTGATATGCGTCGCAATATGTCAGGGCTTGGCGTAGGTTACGCCGATGCACTTGACTTGTTTAAGCCAATGCGATCTAACTTAAACAAAACTTCTACAGGTGTTCGTATGAACCACCGCCCACAAGACCCAATGCGTCGCCGTGCCCAAGGAACCCGTGCTTACGTAGAGGCTAACCCTGAAAACAAGGATGGCATCTGATGGCGGCTAAAAAGAAGGCTAAAGCCAAGAAGGTAGGTCCAGACCTTTCTAACCGAGTACTTGAGTTTGGTGATCTTCCTAAGAAAGAACAATCAGACGCTGTAGGAATGGTTAGTCGTGTGTCTGAGACTATGCCAGAGCAAATGGCAACACTTGCAGAACGTGGTTTGAAGTCACCTAGACCAGGAATGCAATCAAAAGGAAAACGGTATGCCGCCGCCGCTCCTCAAATGGTTTCTAAACCATTATCAATGGAAGACATGGTTTCCGCTCGCAAGCAAGCGTTTCATTCCGCTACTACAGGGGATGTTCGTCTACCAGAAGAAAGTATTGCTGGTCAAGAATTCTATTTTAAGCACCGCAAAGAACTTGACGAAACCACTGGTGGTGGAAACATCCCCATTGATCGTGTTGTTAACGCAACTAGCCGTTTGAGTATTCAAACAAAACCTGAAAGTGAAAAGGCCGCTCTGTCTGCCTTAACTAAGGCGCATTCAAGTGGGACAGTTCATTTTAAACCTGAGATGGTTGAAGCATTAGGTTCTCAGAAAGTAATGGTGCCTACTGAACTCCACGGTAAGGAAGTTGCTTTTAAAGATCTTCCAGGTTATGTAGTGCAAGGTATTACCGAGCCATCAATCCGTGGAACCGTAGAGAAACACTCTAAAGGTGTAGACGTTACAAACATGGCAAAAACGTCTATGCGCTCAAACCTTCAGTATGCGCATGAAGCCCTACAAGGTACCCGTGCTGTGTCTCCAACAGACAACCCAAAGTTGTTCTCATACGGTAAAGGTCATGAACTGGCTGTCCCAGATAGTCCAGAGCACCGTGAGTACCAGTTACGTGCTTGGCATATCGGAAGAGTAAAACGTGGGCAAGAGGCCGCTGGTCAAGGAATGTTTGACTTTGAAGGATTGCGCTCCAGTAATGAAGGTGTATTGTCTAATCAACTTCAAACACCTAATGACTCTTGGATGCTTGCCAATGAGCGCCAACAGCCCCAAGAAGTACGTAAAGTAGCAGGAGATGTCAGCCTCTCTACAAAGCAATTAAAGACTAAGCGTGGTCGTCAAATGGCTGTAGGCGTTGGTAATAAAGACATCACTCCTGCTGGCATTCAGCATGCAGTTGGTGCTGAGGCTACTTCTCGTGCCGCTCGTGAGATTCAAAGTGATCTTGGTCTTGACTTCACAGTTCCTGCAATGATGCTTCAAGAAGGTGTTTGGGCAGCAGAACGTCGTCAAGCAAATGCAGATGCTCCATTTAATGCTCGTCAAAGAGACGCACAACCTAAGAAGGAAAAGCGTCAAGCCGCACCTAAGTCACTCCCTGGCATTAACTGGGATCAATTCAAGAGTTAACGGAGACTGCTATGACCGACGCATGGGCGCTCATTATCGCCACTCTCATTACCACTCTTGCTGGAGCCGTTGGCGCAGGGATTAAGCAATTAAAAGAACTCCGTAAAGAAAACCGTAATGACCACGGAATGGTCATGCTTCATTTAAAAACTGTAAGACGCAGTGTTGAAAACGTGGGCGACAAAGTCCAATCTGTTTCTGAGCGTCTTGACAATCACATTGATTGGCACCTAGACAACACTAAGTGATACGTGACACACCCGTGAATAGGGTGATAGGATGTTCCTGACCGTAATCCTGAATTATAAAAGGTTAGGAACTTGTGAAACAAGAAGACCAGAAATCAAGTTTACTGGCGGACTTACTCAGCCCTAGAGATAACACTACGACTGATACATGTAAGTTCACCCGTACTAAAATGAAAATGACTCCTGAAGAACAGGAAGCAATAGACCGAGCCATTGATCTCATTCGTGAGGATAATGGTTTAGGAAAAAGCAAAACCTACAGTGCGTCATGGCTTACTAAAGTTATGCGTCAGCATGGTTACAACGTGAGTATCAGTACAATCCAGCGCCACGTCAACAAAGAGTGTTGCTGTTACCAAGGAGTCGCACAATGAGTGAACTAGCAAAAGCATTAACAACAACACCACAAGATAAGACTAAGTTGCTTGGCAAGTTAGTTGAAATGCTTGAGAGCAAGAACATTGACATCAACGAAATTGGTGACATCAAGCGTGTCAAGTTGTATCAAGCAATGTCAAAAGACTCAGACGGTGAAGCACATATTCATGACCTTGCCGCAATTCAGTTTTCACCTAAGTGGGAAACTGGTCCTGAATGGCCTGTTGTTACACAAGGTCCTGCAATCAAGATGCCAGTACCTAAAGCAAAGGTAAAGAAGCCAACAACATTTAAAACATGCGTTGTTGTTCCTGACATTCAGATTGGTTACTACCGTGGTCGTGATGGAACGCTAGAACCAACTCATGATGAGAAGGCACTTGACGTTGCACTCAAGATTATTGAAGAGATGAATCCTGACACAGTCATTTGTGTTGGTGACAACCTTGACTTCCCTGAGATGGGTAAGTACTTGACATACCCTGCGTATGCACAAACAACGCAAGCATCAATTGATCGTGCAACAGTGTTCTGTGCACAGATGCGTGCGGCGGCTCCTAGTGCAGAAATCGTATGGCTTGCTGGTAACCACGAAGAGCGTATGCCTAAATATGTTTTGGTTAACGCATCAGCCGCTTATGGTTTGCGTAAGGGAAATACCCCAGAATCATGGCCTGTTTTGAGTGTTCCATACCTCTGTCGTATGGATGACTTCAATGTAATTTACAAGCCAGGTTACCCAGCATCAGACTATTGGGTCAATGAAAAACTCCGAATCATCCACGGCGATCGTGTTAAGTCCTCAGGATCAACTGCACACATCTATCTCAACAATGAAAAGACGAGCGTTATCTATGGACACATTCATCGTATTGAAACAGCGTTTAAGACACGTGAAGACTTTGATGGTCCACGCACCATTATGGCTGCTTCTCCTGGTTGCCTTGCTCGCATTGACGGCGCTATCCCCAGCACAAAGGGCGGGGTAGACCTTGACGGACGTCCGCTTACTCGCCATGAAAATTGGCAACAAGGATTGGGTATTGTTCGTTATGAAGACGATGGTCAGCATCGTTTCTCTTACGATGTAATTCCAATCTACAACGGTTGGGGAATGTACCAAGGTAAGGAATATCAGGCAGACTAATGACAACGATCGTTGGAATCCAAGGTGACGGCTTTGCCGTGGTATGTGTTGACTCACGTATCTCCACCATGTTCTCCGATGGTCTTGCTCAAACTGGAACACTTCGTGAAGGCTCCAGCAAAGTTGCTGTTAACGGCAAGTACTTGTTAGGTGCGGCTGGGGATGTGCGTGCAATCAATATCTTGCACCACGTCTTCCAGCCCCCAGCAGTTCCACCAAACTTGAAAGGTAAGAAACTAGATCAGTTCTTTACCGCCAAGTTCATTCCTGCATTGCGTGAATGTTTTGATGCTCAAGGATACTCAATTCCAGACCTCAACGAAAACAAACAACATATTGCCGAACAAGGGTCAAGTATCCTTGTTGTAATCAACGGTGTTATCTATATGGTGGACGGAGACTATGCGTGGTCTTCTGAAGCCAGTGGTATCTACGCTATTGGATCTGGTGCCCACTATGCCCTCGGTGCCCTACAGGTCATGATGAACAAAAAGAAGTGGACAGCCCAACAGGCTAAGACCAGTGCTCTCAAGGCTCTCAATATTGCGGCTCGGTTTGACCCCTACACGGGTCCTCCCTACCAGACCTATGTGCAAGGTCAAGAAAGCATTAGAACCCGTAAAACGGTATAATCTCTTTGAACCTAATCAAGGAGACTTATGAGTCAAGTAAAGACCGCCCACGCAGATGCCGCTATTAAGGGAGCCGCCCTCGGTATCCTGACATTTGCCGCCGCAAAGTACAACATCTCAACAGAACTAGTTGCTTTGGCATTGCCTTTCGTTGCTACTGGTATTTCGCTGGTATCAACCAAGATTGGTCCTGCAAACACCACGTTGCTTCTCAAGGTTGCTGAACAAGCAATTGCCGCCGCCCCTGCTAAAGCAGAGCCAGCACCTGTCAAAGCCGCTGCAAAGAAAGCCGCTCCAAAAAAGAAGTAAGATATTCATATCCTCCTTTTTTGTGGAAAGATATAACTAATGGCTATTGATTTTTGGTCACCCTCTTATCGTGCATCTTCAAGTGACCTCACAGTTGCTATCTCTCCGCTTGGATTGGTTGAACTTGCAGACGAAGAGTTTGAAGTTCATGGACCACGTCTAAACCGTTATTCTGCGGCTTGGGCGTGGTACCTAGGTCACCACTGGTCATACCGCCGTGAGATGGGCGAGTCACAGTTCTACATGAACTATGTCCGTACCATGTCGGACTACATCACCAACTTCTGTTTTGGTAAGGGCGTTCAGTTTAAAGTACCTGAGCAAAACGGTGCTATCACCCCACACTTGCTCCATAAAGTTTGGGATCAAGATAACAACAAGCATTATGTGCTTTGGGAAATGGGTCAACTTGCTTCGGTAACTGGTGACGTATTCGTTAAAGTTGCTTACGAAGAACCATTTGTTGACAGCGTGGGTATCCCACATGAAGGTCGTGTGCGTGTTATTCCTTTGAACCCAGCACATTGCTTCCCTGAGTACCACCCGCATGACCGTGACCGTTTGATTCGTTTCAAACTTAAGTATCGCTTCTGGGGGACATCGCCAGAAGGAACTCGTCAGGTTTATACATTTACTGAGATCCTTACTGACGACACTGTCCAGCAGTTTATTAACGACGAACTAGTTGACCAATACGAAAACGTTCTTGGAACTATCCCTGTCGTACACATTCCAAACACATCAATCTCTTCGTCACCTTGGGGTCAGTCAGACATTTGGGACATCATCCCTCTCAACCGTGAACTCAACGAGAAGATGGTTGAAGTATCTGACATCATCAACTACCACGCCGCTCCTGTAACCATTATTACTGGTGCTAAGGCTTCGCAACTAGAGCGTGGACCTAAGAAGGTTTGGGCTGGTCTTCCTAAAGACGCAAACGTGTTCAACCTTGAATCACGTGGTGAGATGGCTGGCGCTTTGGAATACATCACTTTCTTGAAGCGCACCATGCACGAAATCACTGGTGTGCCTGAGACAGCACTTGGTCAATTCCAGCCAGTATCTAACACTTCAGGTGTTGCTTTGGCTATCCAGTATCAGCCAATGATGAACCGTTTCATGATGAAAAAGATCCACTTTACAAAGGGTCTTGAGCGCATTAACGAAATCATTATTCGCACAGTTGCTATCTTCCAGCCTGAGTATCTGTCATATAACCCAATGATTGCGGCTGAGCCAGAACCAGACCAACTCCCACAGTTGGATCCTGCTGACCCTGTTACTTACAAAACAACGGTGCACTGGCCTGAACCACTGCCTGTTGACCAACTCATCAAACTCAATGAAGTTCAAGCCAAGATGGCTTTGGGTCTTGAGTCCAAGCGTGGCGCTCTTGCCTTGTTGGGCGAAGAGTTCCCGAACGAGAAGATGCTTGAAATCTTTGAAGAGTTGCAAAATGACGCCTTGGACCAAGGTGCCCTTGACATGATGAACGCACAGATTCAGCAAGCCATCATGCTTGCTACAGGAATGATTGCAGGACCACAAGGTGCGTCTCCCGCACCTGCTCCTTCTGGAAGTGGTAATGTGACATCATCTAGTGATGGTAACTCTCCATTGCCAGGTGTTGGTGGAGGTATTCCACCAATTGAAGAAGAGATAGTAAACAAATTAGTTTCACGGGCATACGGAGCAAGGTTCGCCCAGCGCCGTAACCCAGACGAAGACAAGTAAGTTTCTTAATAACAGTTATTAACCGCCAAACAACCTATAAGGATAAGACATATGGCAAAGAACGTTGGTCCCGAAGGGGACATCATTACCGTTCCTGTAGACGCTCCAGCAGTGGAGAAGTTTGTAGAGAACGCTACTAAGAACAGCAAGATCTTCACAGAAGATGACGTGGAACAGATTCGCAAGCAGGAGAAAGACAAACTCTACAAGCGAATTGAAGAGGCCGACAGTCGTGTGAAGACTATGGAAGAGCAGATGAGCCAAATCGCCGCAGAGCGTGAAGCCGCCCGCAAAGAAGCAGAAGAGCGTGCTAGTAAAGAAGCAGAAATTCTGCGCCAACGGGAGATTGAAGAACTCAGCGCCAAGGACCTCCTTGCCAAGCGTGAAGAGGAATTCAACCAGAAACTGCAAGAGATTGACGGAGACTACAAGCGCCGCTTTGACGAGATTGAAGCACAGCGCCAAGCACAAGAGGCGATCATTGAAAAAGAGCGCCGTCTCCAAGAACTTGGCTCCTACCGCAACCGTAGGTTGTCGGAGGAACAAGAAGCCATCATTCCAGAACTAATAGACCTTGTGTCTGGTAATTCGGAAGATGAGATTGAAACATCAATTAGTGTACTTCGTGACCGAAGTTCTGCTATTCTTGAATCAATCCAACAAGCGACGGCGCAACAGCAAAGTCGTTTGAGAGGGGTGCCAGTAACGGCTCCCTCTGTAGGGCCAATGGAAACTCAGACGGAATACCAGCAGTTGAATGCGGATGACATCCGTAACATGACAATGGATCAGTATGCGAAAATGCGTGATCGGCTACTTAATGCCCGCCCCAATAGGGGTAGGTTCTAAAACCTATAACAACAATTAATCCTTAGGAGGATTAGAACATGGCTTTTCCAGCCCCAACAGGTGGTGCGGTTACAGGAGCAAACCTAGGGTCAATTACGACCACTGGTTACTCAAGTGACTCAACACTTTCACCCGCAATTCAGCAAATCTGGTCCAAGGAAATCTTGTTCCAAGCAATGCCAGTACTCCGTTTTGAACAGTTCGCAGTGAAGAAGACCGAACTCGGCGTGATGCCAGGTCTCACTGTTAACTTCATGCGTTACAACAACCTTTCGGTTGATGCTAACGGTTCAGAATTGGTTGAAGGCGTCCGCATGGAACCATCGGCTCTCTCGGCTTCCCAGATCCAAATCACCGTTAAGGAACAAGGTAAGTCGGTTGCAGTAACCGAACTTCTCTTGAACGCTTCGTTTGATGACGTTATGGCATCGTCCAGCCGCTTGCTCGGTCGTCACATGGCACAGTCCATGGACGTTCAGGCACGCAACACGCTGTACAGTGCAGGCGTTCCATTCGGTGGCGGTTCCGCAGTTGCTCCATCGGTAATCTTCGGTCGCAAGACCAACGGTTCAACCCGTGGCTCAATTGCTCCTTACGAGTACTCGGCAGCAGGCTCGGCTTCGGCTCCTGGCTACCTCTCACCAGCAACCATTAAGGACGCTGTTGAAGTACTTGCAGGTCAGAACATCCCACGTCTTGGCGACACTTATGTTTGCTTCGTACACCCAGCACAGGCACGTTCCCTCCGTGACTGGCCTGAGTTCATTGAAGTAACGAAGTATGCCGCTCCAGGAAACTTCATGCTCGGTGAAATCGGTCGTATCTACGACGTAGTTTTCATTGAAACCACTCAAGTACTTCAGGGTGGCACTGGAATCGTTGACGTAACCCCAGGTGGTTCAATCAACGACCCAACCGCAACCTCGTACAGCGCAATGATGATCGGTGACAACGCATTTGGTCAGGCAATCGCCTTGCCAGTTGAACTCCGTGACGGTGGCGTAATTGACTTCGGTCGTGAGCATGGTCTCGCTTGGTACGCAATCTGGGGCTTCGGTGTTCTTACACACGAATCCCGAGTGTTGATCAACACCAAGGGTGGAGCAATCAACGACACCTTCTAACTCTTAGAAGTTAGAAATGAAGTAGAGTGTAAGGGCGGGGGAAACCCCGCCCTTTATCTCATCAGTAACTCAAACAATTAGGAGAATGCAATGGCAACCAAAAAAGCCAATATCTTTGCTGAACCTGTGGAAACAGAAGAAGCACCTGCTGTAGAAGTACAGCCAACTGTTGTTAACAGTGACATGATCAGTGCCCGTGTGAAGGGTACATGGACGATGTTCTGGGGACAGCAATCATTTAATTTTGAGGATGGTTCACGCTACACACTCCCACGTGACCTCTACAATTATTTGCGCAAAAGCGGAAATATCTACGACACTCTCTGAGGTAAATAATGGCTGGTTTTACAGTCCCCAATGCAACCGACTATGCAGTTGGTGGAATCATTGCATCGCTGGATCAAGCAGAACCAGACTCACTTGACTTCTCGTCACTATCTGACCGACGCAATTCGGTTATTAGCGGTGGTGGCTATACCTCTGTTACAACGGCGTCAGGTAACGCTACGCCTGCATACCTCAACGTAGCGCTTGCCGCTTCTGAGGTTCGCATCAATGGAGTGTATGGCACTATCGCTAGTAGCACTGTTATTGTCCCTCTTGCCGAGGTTAACAGCAACACCCGTTTTGATTTAATTGTTGCTTACAACAACGGTGGCACTTTCCAGTACGCCGTAGTGTCAGGGACTGCAAGTGGTACAAACCCAGTGTTTCCTACTCTCCCAGACACCCAAATACCTTTGTATGCGGTGTATGTAAAGAACACTTTCAACACCACCTACACCACTGAACTGCTTGTAGATAAGCGTATCTTTGACCTTACCTCATTCACTCGTTCAGCAAGCGGTGCCCCAGCAAGCAGTTTAGGAACTACTGGAGATATCTACCTAAACACAACCAGCCCATCTAACAACGGTCAATCTCAGATCTATGTAAAGACTGGTGCATCATCATGGGTAAACCTTGCTACATATGTAGCAATGGCTTCAGCCAACACGGCTAATGCTCTGGTACAACGTGACGGTAGCGGTAACTTTACCGCAGGAACTATTACGGCAACTACCTTCTCAGGATCAGGCGCTTCACTTACAAACATTCCAGGGTCTGCATTAGACAACACATCTGTGGCAACTGGAAAGATCGCTGACAACGCAATCACCGTTGCTAAACTTGCTGCTGGAGCGCCACGTGCAGGGTTTAACTCTACTCGTTCAACAACTACTGGAAACTACACAGTGTCTACTTCTGATGTAGGTAAGTTGGTGGAGTTAAGTGCAACTAGTGCAAATATTACCGTAACCGTTCCAGGAACTGGCTTTGCTGACGGTGACCGTATTGACCTTCTTCAAACTTCTTCCAACACCTACCGTGTCACTATTCAAGGTGACACAGGTGTCACTGTGAGTGCAGAAGGTAACAAAAGAACACTAAAAGCGCAATGGGCTGGAGCCACTTTGATTAATCGTGGCACCAACACGTGGGTTCTTATCGGCAACTTGACTGCGTAGCCTCTGATGATTCCAGGAATCGTTGAATCGTCTAGGTCAGTAAACCCTTTCTTAGAAACATTTAACCGTGCTAACACGTCTAGCCTTAGCACTACAGATGTTGAATGGACTGAGATTACGGGTGATTGGGTAATTGATACCAACACTGCCTACACCGCTACCTCTGCTTCTTCATACCCAATAGCAACCTTTGACTCTCAAAAATACAATGTGTCTTTACGGGCAACTAACGGAGACAACAAGGCTGGATTTGGTGTTGCCTTCTGGGTACAAGACACCAACAACTGGTGGGCGTTAGTTAGTGACAGCACTACCACTACTGGTTCTTATTCTTATTACACATGTCCTCAAGGTGGTTACCTTTCAGGAACTACCTGTTACAACACCGTAACTGAACAATTCATTCGTTATTTTACAAACGGAGATGGCTGTGTAAACAACCATGCCTATGACTACACCATTGACGCCGCTAGTGGTGACTGTACCTGTAACGACAACTGCCAGCCATGTAACGATTATGTAGTAAACGGTACTTGCTATCAAGTAGGACTACCAAGTACCGAAGAAGATTGTTATATAAGTGGTGGGACCTACTTCAGTGGTGGTTGCTATTTTTATCCAACATTTTGGTGTCCTCCGTACACTTACCAAGCCCCAGGTTGCGGTCCTGTTTATGGAACCCTTACAACTGACGTCCAGTATGCCGCAACTCTTGCCACAGCCTATACCACTACGTATACGTACACAATGAAGTTGATTAAGAACGTTGCAGGAACTGTATCTGTTGTTGCCACACAAGAGCATGGTACAGATACCTCAGACGGTAACTACATTAATACTTTGTCTGTTGTAACTAACGAAAACCAGTTGACACTTAGTGGTGTTCGTAACGGTTTAAATGTTTCGTTTAGCCACACAGCGGTTAGCCCACTTGTAGCGGATAACCACGGTATTATATTGGCACCTGCTTCACGTAATCAGGGTTCACGAATTGATGACTTCTACTACTTTGGATAAAAATGGAAACACAACTAACAGCAGAAGAACGTTTGGACATCTGTAAAGAATGCCCAAGGTTATTCAAACCCACCTTTACTTGTAAAGAATGTGGTTGCTTCATGAAAGTAAAAGCACAACTCAAAGGGTCAAAGTGCCCAATAGGAAAATGGTAAATATGGATTACGAGATTATTGAAACAACGGTTGGTCCAATTACTAAGTGGAAAGACCAATTAGTAACCCTTCAGGATATTCCTGTGCTTTTAGATATTGCCTACGCTAATCCTAACTTTTTAAATGATTTATATAAGACTATTCAACAAGGGATGGCGTCTGCTTTTAAAGATCAACTTGATGCCTTTGAGATGAAAATGAACTTTCATTCTCCAAAAATCAATGCCTACATATCTTCAGCAACCCAATACATTTCTTTTATATCTGGTCCTTGGCCCCAATACAGACAGGTGATGGAGAATAAATGACAACTGAACGTCCTATCCCTAAACCAACGGGCACCGTTGCCGACATCACCAGAGTGTTAGGCGTTATGTCCCATCGCCACAGAGAACAACAACCAGAGGTAAATCAGCCCTACAGAGACACTGTCCCTGGAGCAGGCTCAGGCGATCAGTAATTTGAAGTAAACTGTAAGCATGGCTATCTACTCACAGCAGATTCTGGATGAGGTTACTACGGTAGCCCGAAACTACTTGCGGGACTTTCCAAAGTTCTTTCAGGTATCTTTTGACGCTGTAGGGCGTACCTACGAGTTAGGTCAGCCTAACATTGACACCAGCACCATGTGGATTGCCACAAACGTTGGTGCTTCTGTAACTGAACTAACATCGTCTCAGTATTCACTAGACAGCCGTAACGGCATTCTCCGCCTTGCTTCTACCCCTGCATCAGGAGCAAAGATCATGGTTGAGGGGTACCACTACGAATGGGTGTCCCCACAAGACCTTGAGTTCTATGCCAAGCAGGCTATTTCTCAGCACACTTTCAGTCTTGAAATACCTCTTGAGAACATGTCTGCGCTTATCATTGAAACGATTGGTATTGGCACCATCGTAGAAGCCCTAGGTGCTTTGATGTCTGAGTTCAGCCGTGACATTGACGTTATGACCTCTGAGTCCATTCATATCCCAGCCAGCCAGCGTTTCCGCATGGTACAAAGCCTCCTTGCCTATTGGACTGGTCAGTATCAGTCACAGGCTCGTGCGCTTAACATTGGTGTTGACAGAATTGAAATATTTAATCTACGCCGTGTATCCCGCACAACTAACCGTTATGTACCAATCTTTAAGGCTAAAGAACTTGGCGAGTACGGTCCAATTGAGCGCATCTTCCCAAATCAAGACAAAGAAGTTATTCAACTTGAGGAAGACCCACTGGATAAGTTGCGTGAAGATGTATACATTGACATGGATCCCCCAACGGGCTACACGAATAACACATACATCTAATGGATCTTCGGCGTGAACTAAATAGTATTCGCCGCCATTACCGTGAATACACCAGAAACTATGGTGAGACGGTGGTCTGGTTTGAATACCTAACAGCCACTACTCCAGCCAGCGCTGGGTCACTATACGATGACGTATATGACGAAGGCATAGCAGGTCCAAACGGACGCAAGTACAAGTCGGGTGTGACTATTCCCGTATTGATGATTACGGAAACTGAAGACCAGAAACGAGCCATTCCTGAAGGTCGTCAGCCTGTGGAACTCACTAACTTTGTGGCATCCATTGAGGACTTTAGAACCGCTGGGGTGACCGATCCTTTTGAATACCAGAAGCATCTAAACGATATGTTCTTGTATGACGGTCGTTATTTTAGTCTTGCTACATACCGTGTTCGTGGACGCTTACGTGATGACGTCCTTGTAGTCGTTGAAGGTATTGAGGTTTACATCAACCAAGAAATGCCTTTTGACCCAGGTCCAACCGCAATGGGTATACAAAACCTGCCTTGGCCTACAGCGTTGCCTAGTATTTGATAAACTTAAATCAATCTTGGTGAGCGCCAAGAGGTCCAACGCCTAGAACTTAAGGAGAAGCCAATGCCTGGCTTTGATGCCCCTATACCCTCAAGTTCTAGTGACTTTATATCTGGAGAACCTTGGGTTCTTAAGAACATGATGTCTACTACGCTCAACTTTCCCAAACTCGTAGCATCGGCTTTATATGCCGCCGCTCAAGAAGAGGAAGACAGGTTACGACGTACCTATGCAGATCAAGGTATTTCTGCTGATGTGTCAGTCACGTACAACGTTAACAATAATAGGTTTGAAGTTACGGCATCAGGGGCTGAGGTCGTTGAAGCAGAGTACGGCGGACCTACCTCTACAGCACGGGCACTCTTGCGCAAATCGGTGGTTCGTGACGCTGCCGCTATGACAAAGACCATTGAAAAGGTAATCAGTAAAGGCTTAAAAGTATGAAAACTGGGTTCCTCTTTGCCGAAGACGAGGCAATCAAAAAGTTGTTTACAGGTCTTACCGTCAGTGACGACCGTGATGCCTCACGCCCAGTTCAGGTGTTCTTCCGATACCCAGAAGGTGAAACAGAACGATACTACCCTTTCATCACAATTGAACTAATTGACATTATGCACGCAAAGAACCGCCAGCATTCTGAAACGTTCTTGAACACCCACCATGCTGGGCACCCTGACAACATTGATTATTGGCCTAGCACTTCCTCGGCTAGTGCCCCACCTAGTGGTGAATATGACTCGTATAAAACTACTGAGTTTACCCCTATAGATCTTTTATATCAAGTTTCTACGTTTACAAGAAGCGCCATACATGACCGACAAATAGCCACCCAGATGTTAACTACAGTTATCCCCTTTAGGTACAGTTCAATCAACATTGAGGCAGACGGAACCTCTCGTCGTTTGGACCTACTAGATTGGTCTACAGCAGACCTTCTTGACCCTGAAGCGGGCTACAGAAAGCGTATCTTCCGTAAGGTATACACACTACAAATGACGTCGGAACTTCCAACGTCTGCACTAATTGGCCTCAAGAAAGTAACGTCTGTATCAACTACACTTGAACAGACAAATTAATTATTGAAACCCTGTCACCTTTGATTTAGGAGTAAAAATGGCATACGAACGCCCAGGAGTCTACGTACGTGAGACTCCATTTACAAGCAACATCAGCCCACGCACCGCTACAACGGCTGCCGCATTTGTCGGTACCTCGGAGCGTGGTCCTGCTGTTCCAACCCTCATTACCTCGTGGAATGACTACAAGGCAAAGTTTGGAGAACTGGCTCAAGGTTACGACCTTGGTTATGCTGTTTACCATTACTTTGCAAACGGTGGTCGTGACGCTTACGTCTCACGTGTAATTGACACCACCGCAGTTGCATCTACAGTTTCGTACACAGGTACAGTAACTGGTGCTTCTGGATCATCAACTTTGTTTACTTTGCAAGCATCATCAAAGGGTGCTTGGGGCGATGATGTATCAGTTGTTTTGAGTTTTGATACAAACACTTTGGTTGACGCTTCAAGCGCTCCAAAAGTTCAATCGTCAACATTGTTCTCAATGATTGTTTCGCAAGAACGAAACGGTTCTACAATTGAAGTAGAGCGTTGGCAAGAACTTTCGTTTGACCCATCAGCAAGCCGTTACTTCAAGCAAGTTCTTGAACTTTATTCCTCGTATGTATTTGTACAAGGAACGCCAGCAACAATTGGTGCTGGAACAACCATTGCTGTATCTGGTATTACCGCAGGTACGTACTCAACAACACTTACGTTGGCTAACGGTTCAGACGCTACTAACGCTTCGGCAGTAGGTGCTGACACCGAATGGGCTACCGCAGTATCAAGCCTTGATTCAGTAACTGGTCCTTTGTTGATCAACCTTGTTGGTCAGACATCAAGCACCCGTGTTAACCAAGTCTTGTCGTATGCGGCAAACCGTGCTGACGCTTTTGTCATCATTGACTGCCCAATTGACGCCGCAACCAAAACTGACATGCAGACCGCAATCTCGTCATACAGCACCAGCAATGGTGGCTTTGGCGCTGTGTACTTCCCAGCATTGAAGATGTATGACCCATCAAAGAGTGGTCCAACCGCTATCCGCAACACCTACCCAGGTGGAGCAATTGCTGGAGCGTACGTACGTTCGGAAAACCTCCGTGGTGTTGCTAAAGCACCTGCTGGTTACTTCTTGGACTTGCAGAACGTATTCGGCTTGGTAGCAACGGTGTCAGATGCCGATCAAGGTACTTTGTATAACACCAACCATGTTAACTGTATCCGCACCATTGCTGGTGGCGGAACCATTATCAATGGTGCTCGCACGTTGGCTAAGAACCGACCAGACAAGTACATCACGATCCGTCGCACCCTTTCGTACTTGCGTACGGTTCTTGATGCACAAACTCAGTTTGCTGTTTTTGAACCTAACGACGAACGTTTGTGGGATCGCATCAAAGTCTCATTGTCCAGCACTCTTACTGACTTCTGGGCTAAGGGGAACTTGAAGGGTGCGAACTCAACAAGTGCTTTCTACATCATCTGTGACTCAACAAACAACACTCAGGCAAGTATTGAAGATGGCTACGTAAATATTGAGGTTGGTGTCGCATTGCAGTACCCAGCCGAGTTTGTCGTAATTAACCTCACACAGTGGGCTGGCAACGGCTCTGCTGGAAACCTCTAATCCAAGGAGTTATTTAAAAAATGGTAACAGCAAAAACAATGCGAACCGATCCGCTACGTAACTTTAAGTTCCGTGTGCAGATCATTCCTAAGTCATCATCAGGCAACATCGCTCAAAAGTTAAGTCAAGTTAGTGAACTTGGTTTTGCCCAAGTGAGCGGTATTTCCGTAACCAACGAAATCATCACATACCGTGAAGGTGGAATGAACACCCACCCACACAAGATGGTGGCACAGTCTGACTTTGCCCCTGTCTCGTTTGCCCGTGGTGCATTCAGTGGTCAGGACCAACTGTTCCAGTGGCAGAAGTTCCTCCACGCTTGGTTGGGTCAAGGTGTTGGTGGAGAGGCTGGTTTGTCAACTGGTGACCAAGAATACCGTTGCGACATCCTCGTAAAGGTATATGACCACCCACACACTTCAAGCGAAATTAACGACCAAAGTGGAAACAGTTCACTGTTCTACCAGTGGGACGGCGGTACGCAGGGAACTGCTAGTAAGCCTGTTGTTCCTGGAAACGTTAAGTTTCAATTTAAACTGTTTAACGCATGGCCTGGCGCTTACGCTTTGACCGACCTTAATGCTGGAGACAATGGTATCTTGATTCAATCAATGACCGTCCACCACGAAGGTTTCTACATTGACTGGAACGGTACCCAAGACCTCGCAAGCATGTAGTATAACCAGTACCACTACTTAAGGAGTATAAAAAGATGGATGACAAGCAACAAGCCGATGCGCTTAATGCCGCCCTTGCAGAAGAGATTCCTGAAGTTAAAGCACCACCCTCAACCTCTGTAGAGTTGTTGCGTGGTGTCTTTAACTCGGAAACTAATTCATGGGAAAGTACCGCATACGTTCGGGAACTGAATGGGTTTGACGAAGAGGCACTGGCTTCTTTAGATAACCAAAACGTAGTTTATTCTGAGTATATGTCCGTTCTCTTGAAGCGGGCTGTAGTTTCAGTTGGCTCCTTCTCTATTAAGGATGACCCAACCATCATTGATAACTTAATCATTGGTGACCGTGACTTACTGTTCCTAAAGATCATTGAGGCTACGTACGGCACCAACCGTGAATATCAAGTCACCTGTGGCTCATGTAAGGCTATGAACGACATTGTTGTTCCAATGAATGAGTTTGAAAACCGCAAAGTAGACCATGACCCTCATACTTCTATAGAAGCCACTTTGGCTGACGGCAGTAAGGTTCGGATGCGTTTGCCTAACGGTATGGACAGCCAGATTGTTGCTAAGAAGGCAAAGTCCCCAGCAGAACAAAATACGTTGATGTTGGCTCGTTGTGTAGAGGTTCCAGCCATGACCAACCCCCAACAGTGGGCTAAAGAACTTGGTATGAAAGACCGTAATGCGTTGGTTCAGAAATTAATGGAAAGCCAACCAGGCCCTGAGGTAGGGGAGGTGAATGCCCAATGCGCTACGTGTGGATCAGATTTGAACATCGTGCTTGATTGGGCATCCCTTTTATTCGGTTAATCTAACTCATATATACTGGGAATACGATTTGATAGCCACGGTTTACAAGGGCTTTACGCTCAGCGATATACAAAACATGGCAGTACGCCAACGGGAGTACTGGTCCGCAATGGGTAAATGGCGTAACTCTGGAGACTGATGAAACATGCCTGAAGAACGTGGCGTAGGTGATGGTGCTTTTGGCGGTAGTCCACGCACTGGAAACAATGTTTCCAATGTAAACGCTAACGTTGGCATGCGCCTTGATAGGTCTATTGCCCGTTTGTGGATGACAACGTACGATGATCTTACTAGAAGAGTAAGAACGCTACGTGATGAAATTAGGCAACTAAACACCGAAGCAAGTCGTACTACTGGAGCAATTACTGGTACAGGTGGCGGTGCACCAACCTCAGCATCAACTACTACAGCCGCCGCAACTTCTAACGCTACTGCTACTACTGCACGCCTGGTATCGGGTACAGGTGGTGGAAGCGGTGGAGGACTCGGTGGCGGACTTGGGAACCTTGCAGGTGGGGGCGGTGGGGGTGGAGGTGGAGGTCTTAGTGGTGCCGCCATGGCTAGTGGTAACCCTTACGCAATGGCGGCGTCTATGGTTGCTGGGAAGATTACTCAGCAGATGGACAAAGTCCAAGAACAGATGCGAAAGTTAGATGCCCGCATTGATCGTGGTTATGGTCCATCATTAGAAGCAGACCGACAGAGTGTGATGTTCCAACAAATGTATGGAATATCTCAACAACAGAACTACAACCAGTTTAGAAAGCCAATTAACAATTACCGACTAGGGCCTGGTGGCATTAACCAGATGCTTAATCTACAAGCAGGAACTGGTCTCAATGCTCAAATAATGGCTCCAGGTGTAGAAGCAATTCGCACCATGACTGGTTTTGGTTTAAGTACTGGCGATGTAAGCAACATGCTTTCTACGTTGGCTTCTCCAGAAGTAAACAATCGTCTAACAATGACGTTGGGTACGGGTCTGTATGGACCTGGTGGTAAGCAACGATCTCCAGTAGAAGTCATTCAGGCAATCGTACGTGGTGCTGGCTTAACTAACGAAAACGTAGTTCGTGGCGCCCTACAACCTGGATCTATGACCCGTGCTCGTTTGACGGCAATGGGTGTACCACCAGAAATGCAAGACGTTGTTATTCAGTATGCAATGCAAAATATCCAATACCAGAAAAAGACTGGCGGAAGAAAAGGGATGTACAACCCTGCTGACCGTAAGCAGTTGGGTGTCATGGGGATTGATAAGAACTTTGCTACTGAACGAGAAGTAACAGATGTTCGTAGAACACAACGTGATGAGTCGTTCTATAACAAGCAAAAAGATAACTATGCATCTTTGGAGCGCAACACCCAAAAGATGGAAGACCTCACACGTAAAGTTGAGGAGTTAACTGCTGCCATTATTGGTGCTCGTATTAGTACCCGAAATCACCCGTTGACCAATGCTATTGGTAAAGGTTTTGGTGCGATTTTTGGTCCAGTTAAAGATGCGTTAGGTTTAATTGGTGGAGATGCTTTAGAAGATGGAACAGGATCTAAAGCAACTAATGGTGCTAAAGGTGGTAGAGGATCGGTAAATGTACCAAGTAGTTTAAATAAAACGTTTGGTGATCGTTTGCGTCAAATGATGTCAGAGCGCCCAAGCATCACAATCGGAACTGGATTCCGTTCCTCAGCGGATCAACGAACAATGTTCTTGTCCCGCTATTCAAAGACTTCGGAAAAGACGGGTGTGTATTGGGATGGTTCGTACTGGAAGAAGCATGCTGGTGTTCCAGATGCGGCTCCTCCAGGAATGTCAATGCACGAACTTGGGTTGGCTGTTGACCTTAACTACCCAACTAAGGCTGACGAAGAATGGTTTATGAGGAACGCTTCACGCTTTGGTTTGAAGACTATCTCAAGCATTGCTGAGCCTTGGCACGTACAACCAGCAGAACTTCCAAACAGTAGAAGGCAATATGAAAAAGATGGAGCGCCATGGGGGCGTGGTCCTGCGGGAACTATTGCTTATCCGTCTGACGCTACCTTTGAAGGCACTCCAGAAGATTCATATAGCGCTAGTGGTGGTATCACTGTTAATTCTCAAATGAGTATTGCTGATTCCATTACTTATTCTCGTGCTAGTAATGTGCTGAAAATTGGAGGAGGTGGTATTGGTGGTCGTGTAGTTACATTACGTACAGGAGCGCCAAAAACTGGGGGAAATAAAAGTAAAGGTTCTGCACCAGGGTTTAAACCAGGAACCATCCCTGCGGGATTCATGTACCGAACAACTCCAAACTACCAAGGTTGGGGTTATTTTGTTCCACAATCATTTACCGACGCTGATCTAGAAGCCTTACACCTACACGAGCAAAAGGATTGGACTAGAACTGTAAAGAATCGTGACGGCACGCTTATGGGCGGATTTGCCATGAATCAATATAACTGGAACCGAGGTGGTGGTTTAAAGTATGCAAAGAATCCTGCACTAGCAACTCCTGAAGATCAAAAGAAAGTAGCCAAAGTTCTATTAGAACAACTTTGGGCGCACGATGGCTTTGAATCTATTGTACGAGGCAACATAACATGGCCTGGTGCAGGAAAACTTAAATCAATTGATCTTCCTCCTGGAACCCCTATTAGTACTACAAAGGGTTCTTCAGGTGACCCTATTAGCGCACCTTCTCGTGGTGGCGGTGGTAACACTGTGATTGTAGAGGGCAATGGAGGTGGTATTACAATTGCTCCAAACATTTACATTCAATCAGCAGGTAACAATGTGGCAGACGCAAACCGTGCCGCTCAAGAGATTGCAGATATCATTTCTCGTAAAGTTAAAACAACTGCTCTAAGGGGTATGTAATGGCTAATAAATTCCCATCACGTTATCAAAATGACCAGTTCTATAACTTTGATAAATACGAAAGTGGTATTAAACCAGGTGAGTCTGGCGCACGTGGGGAAAAAGATAACCCAGACTTTATATGGCCTTCTAACTCGTACAAGAATTCTATTACAGGAACAAACACTAAATTAAAACGTGGTTATATGCGCATGCTTACTGAGGCATACGGTAGTAGTGGAGCATCATTATCTTCACGACGTTTTAACTTTCAATTCAATCCTGACGTCCTTGTACGTACCGTGTCTGCTCGTAACGATGTCCAGTTTTGGATGAACCAAGATCCTAGTCAATTTGTTAACCCAATCCCAGGTCAATCTAACTTTGCCTTTACATTCATACTAAATCGTGAAGCCGAAGTAGCATCAGGAACATATAAAAACAATTCTAATACTATAACGAACATAGGCCCTTCTGACGTACCAGGTTCAACAACTCCTATTTATAGAGGAGTTGCTGGGGAACGAGTACAAGTTGGAATGGCTTCTGGTGGGTACAACAAAGCATCAGTAACTGACATTGGTGTGCTTGCAGACCTCATGGTCTTTGATCAAGTTATTGGTCAAGGGTTAAACCAAGACTTAGCAGACAAGTTGTTACAAAAGATTGGTGAGTACACCACAGAATATAATGCCAATCTTCCTACTGGTGCATCGGTAGGTACAGCAGATGCTCAAGACCAACAACCTCTTACAATGCCTGCTGATCTAGGTGAGTACCTTGCTGGAAACATTGGTAACTCTGCGTTTCTTATTGCTCAACCAATCCGAGTGGTGTTCTCTTCTTTGTACATGGTTGAAGGCTTCATTAGTAGTACAACAGTTACATTTAATAAATTTAACTTAGCAATGGTTCCAACACAGTGCACCGTAGAAGTTCAGATGGAAGCAATGTACATAGGTTTTGCTACTAGGGATACATTTCTTACCCGCACTTTAAGTGATGCCATAGGAGACCCTTCTGGTAATAACGGAGGGGATCCACAGGGTTCTGAAGCGGCTCAATTACAGCCACTTGCCGACGATCTTGTTAACCGAGTAGTTCGTTCTAAATCATCTGCAGGGTCTCAATTAAATCCATTTAGTGATGACAGCAATAGAAAAGAACTTGAAATATCAGACATTTTAGGTAAAGGGGACACCACGACTTTTGAAGTGTCTATGGTGCCCACTAACACTTACGATGTTAATAAAGATTACATTAAGCAAACAGACGCCACAATGTCTTTAAAGATTTACTACAAGGGCCGTATGGGTGAACTTGAACCTGAAGGAGATTTTGCAGTAGACAGTCTTGTGTATGAGACAACTGCACAAGCAACAGTTAGTTGGGATTCTGCTGTTCCATTACTTAATGCAAAACCAACTTCTTTTGAACTAACAAAAAAGAACCCAAGTGTTAACGAAGAATGGGATTCATCAGATTTTGCTATTTATAAAATAATTGCACGAATTGAATATGTTGTTACAGGTACTCAAGGAGGTCAAGCCACTTCTAAACAATATGCAATAGTAGACACAACACGTGGGTTTGATGGTTTTATAGATGGTGACGACTTCTCAGTTAAAACTACCGCATCATCAATTACGGTAGACCCAACAATAGGACCACGCTAATGGCTATTAATACCTCTTCACGATATACCACTGCTATTGATAGCACTTCTACTAATGTTATTGCTGTTCGTAAAGGAACCACCTCTGTACGGTACACAAACTATGTAACACGCTCAGGTGAGTCATTTGAAAGTATTGCTAACCGTATATTCCGTGATGGTACACAGTACTGGCGAATTGCTGATATGAACCCGCATGTTAAATTCCCAGACGCTATTCCTACAGGAACTATTATTCGGCTACCTGCATGATTTTTAAGAGTAGCCATCCTAACTCTCCTGATGTATCAGTTATTCTGAGTGATGTTTCAGTAGACTACGCATCAATACAATCTGTAGGTATTGACGTGCACGAAAACATGCACGATATGGCAACTATTACTTTCAGCGGATTTTTAACTAAAGGCATTACTGACTACGTAGGTGTACCTGTTTACATATCTATCGGAGTCAATGAAAGCCGAGCAATTGAATTCTATGGTTATGTATCGTTTGTTGAACCCGTAATGGAAACAAGAAAAGGGTTAATAAACAACAGCCCTGTTCAAACTGCTGTATTGACTTGTATGGGTGCATCTTTTGATATGAGTAACAATAAGTACAAGGTGTGGGAAAACGTCACCCTTGCAAACATTGTTGAAAAGATAGCAAGTACGTACGGTTATTCATTTGCAGTTCCAGACGATCGGTTTGTGTGGAAACGATTATTACAAAATCAAAAGTCTGATTGGCAGTTTTTAAAAGACACTTGCAATTCAATTGGGTATTACATGACTACTTCAGGTACCCACATCCATATGTACGACCCCTATAAAGCAATCGCACGCCAACTACCTCACGTAGATCTGCTTACGGTACGTGGTGTTTCTGGGGATATAAAATATGGTCCTGGACGTATTATGGAATTTAGAGGATTATTTGGAGACGTCACGTTAGACGGCGCTGTGTCTAAATACAATTACGTTGGTATTGACTCGTCTGGTACTGTCGTTCAGGCGTCCACATCTGATGACGACTTTACCCAACTTGGAGAACTTGTTGAACGCCGATACATTAATGAGGTAGCCACAAACGTTACCTCTATTGAAATGTTAAATAAACTTGCTAAAGCCTCTACTAAGCAGAACTACCCGTACAACGCTACTGCTTTAGTCACTGGTGTACCTGATCCAGTGCCAGGTTCTGTAGTCAAGATTGACAACTACGACTCTTACTTTGACGGCTACTGGCTTGTTAGGGGTGCCAAACATACGGTAACAAGATCCAATTACCTTACAGAATTGACCTTATCTACAGATTCTACTAATGGCGTAGTGCCTACTAAACAACCAGGTGCGGCTTTTCAAGTCCCACCACTACCCGTTCTTATTGACGGTACGTGGTCTTCCTCTCTGGATTTTAGTGATATCTATGTTTAATAACCCTGTATACCGAGCAACAGTTACGTACTCAAACTCCAGTACTGGGGATATCAAAGTACGTATACCCGCACTATCGGGCGTTTTGGACGTTGTATCACTATCCACGATAGGCAGATCAGCGTACAATGGTAGTTGGGTAGTACCAGCAATTGGGGAACAAATAGTAGTCACGGCTGATGACGGTAACCTTTCTAACCTATTCTGGGTTCAAACAAACCCAGTATCCCCTGTGTCTACTACTTCTATTGAAGCAGACGTAGCGGAACTTACCACGGACGTAACTGGGCTAACCACAAACTTAGCGGGGCTAACCACCCGTATTAATGAACTAGAATCTTATAGGGACGCATTTTTATTAGGGGTCTTTAATTAACTATGTCAACGATCAAAACTCCATTTGCTATAGCGTCATCGGGACGGGTTGAACGAGTCATGGACCAGAATGCTATGGCACGCCAACAGATCATTGATGTGCTTACGACATCTAAATTTGAACGAACTATGCGACCTGGTTATGGTGCTGGCGCCAATGACTTACTGTACGAACCAGTGGATGATCTTATTTATGGTGAATTCAAAACTGACGCCTTGCTAGAACTTAATAAAAGAATAAACATTGCAACTATTCTTGATGTGCGTATTGGTGCCGCTCGTACTCCATACTTTGCAGATGATCTTAGCAATACGATTGAGATCGCTGTTTACTACCGAACGGCTTCTCCAGGCGTTCAATCATTTTCATTTAACATCGCCACTCCTGGCGCTCTCACTGAGGAATCGGTAATATGACAACCTTTGACTACACAAGCAGGGACTACACGTCCATTCAAAATGACTTGTTTGCCCGTGCACAAAACCAACTTCCTGAGTGGACATCTCGTGACACTGGGGACTTTGGTGTACTCATGGTTGACCTGTGGGCGTACATGGGAGACATCCTTCATTACTATGTGGACCGTGCCGCTGGTGAATCATTCCTCAACACTGCTACACAACGTGAAAGTGTTCTTGCAATCGCTAACTTGTTGGACTACCTGCCGTCTGGTCGTAGGTCAGCAAAAGTAAACATTCAATTAAATGCCAACCTTACAACGGCTACTGATACTGCTCCTGTATTTATTCCTAAGTACACCCGTTTTAAAGCAACCCCATTAGTAGACACTGCTTCTCCTGTTATTTTCTTGTTAGATACTCCAATTGCTTTTGTGGGAACAAGTAACGGAGCAAGTACAAGCATTGTTTCCGATGGTGTTACTTACGCAACGTACCCAAAAACACAAGTAGTCTCAGTGGCTTTGACTGAAGGTGAGCGGTTTACAGAAACCTACACATCAACTGGTTTGATTGGACAACGGATTACCCTACGACAAACAGGTGTTGTTACAGACAGCATTACGGTTACAACAAACGAGGGTGGCGCTGGGTCTACAGTAACCTACGCATATGTTGAGCGAATAATCAATGGAACAAACAATGACAAAATCTATGCCGTAGATATCACGGCAGATAACTATAGTGTTATTGCATTTGGAAACAACGTTAACGGGTCTGTACCAGCCGTTAACTCCACTATTACTATTACCTACCGTAAGAGTCGTGGTAGTGCAGGTAACGTTGTTGTAGGTGCTGTCAAAGAAATTGAAAGCACTACAGTACCTAACAAGCCATCATTAGATGGTTTAGTAATTGTTCCAAACTCCTTGAAAGCCTCGGGTGGTGTTGACATTGAATCAATGGCTTCACTTAAGCAGAACATTCCAGCATCCTTTAGATCTCAAGATCGTGCTGTGTCTTTGCAAGACTATCGTGACCTTGTACTGCGTGTGCCAGGGATTGTACGAGCAACGTCGTATGTTAGCGGTAGTACTGTGTACATTAAAGCAACCACTCAGCCCTCTGACTATGGGTCATCAAACACATTGGTATTAACTAGTGATGAGGTAACTGCTATTACTGATTACTTGGAACCACGTGAGATCGCTTTTGTTACCTCATCTGTAGGTGCCTCTGTGAGTTTGACACCTGTTAACTTTGCAGGAACTGTTCAAATTCAAGATGGGTACATTCAAGAGGTTGTGTACAACAAAGTTGTAGATGCTATCTATTCATTATTTGACTTTGATAACTTAGATTTTGATACAACTGTATCGCTTGGTAGTGTTTATCGGGCTATTCTTGACGTAGACGGTGTGGATTACACCAACATCACTAAATTTACAATTACTGGGTCAAACGTTATTGACAGTAGTGGTTCCTTTATAGGTGTTACCCCTAATGCACAATCATTGTTAGTACTTAGTTCTACATCATCATTTGTACTCACACCTAGCGGTGGTATTACCGCATCTGGCGGGTAATCATGGCAAGAAAGTCTTTTAGGCTTAGGCGTGTTTCTGGAGTCGGTGACGCCGTAGGGGTCGGTTCATTTGTACGAGGTCTTCCTAGTACACAGCGCCTTCTTGGTGTATCAGCCGCTGATCAAGACGCCGCACTTCGGTCAACTGGAATTATTACGGTATCTGAAACCGCAGACGCTTCTGTATTTTCAGCAATACCAATTGAATACAACGCTGTAGAACTAGCGTGGCTTCTCACAGACCCATTTGTAGCGGTAGAAGATATTGCAGAAGGTGATTCTGGGCTAGTAGGAGTTGCTATTGTATATTCAACCACTGGATATCCAGAAACAGTGGCTGACGGTAAACTATTGGTTAGCAGTAACGTCCTTAGTTATGTACACCAAGAACAAATTCCTATTATTACAGATACAGGTACTGTAATTAAAGCAGAACCAGAGTCTGGTAAATGGGCTTATTACACATTGTTTGGACAGTACAATACAGATGGTGTTGATGGCTCATATTTCTATGAGCGCCTCGCTTCTCTAGAGGTACTGCTTCCTCTTGACTACGGCTCACGTAGCGCATTGTGGAAACGAGTACCTCAGTACTACCGAGAAATGGATTCCGCTGGTTCATTATTAGACCCCAACGAACTTAACCGTGGACAACTTGAACGTTTTATTGATGTCTTTGGTTTTGAAATAGATAGAACAAGAACTCTGATTGATTCGTTAATGGTTCAGTATGACCCACTACTTGCAGAGGCTGATGCAGTAGAAGAGTTAGCCATGATGATGGGTCTTGAGTTAAATGTTAAAGATATTGGAGTGTCTCGCACCCGTGCGCTTCTTCATGACATTGGCTATATCCGACGACAAAAAGGTACAGAAAACGCCACAGTGGCATACTTAACAGCCGTAAGTGGTGGCGACGTATCTGTGTTTACTGGAGCAAGCGCTCCGTACTATACGTTTGCGGTTCATTCTCAAAAAGCAAACTTAGTTGCTAATCCACAATTTGTGGGGTCTTCTTCATGGTCGGTTGCTTCAGAGTATTCAGTAACAACTACTAGTGCGTCTAGCGGAATCACAATTACTGCTGGCGCTACAGCAACAAAGGTAGCCGTACGTTCAACTGTGGCTGTACCAGTTTCTTCAGAACATACATATTATATGTCTGGTGAATTCAGTGGTGCGTCTGCTCCCGTTGTTTACGGCAGTCTGTGGCACACCGCTAATAACTGGACTGCATGGGGTTCAGCAACTACTCAAGTTGATGAGATCCCTGCTGGTATTACTGGTAGGCGTATCTACGAAATGGATACCGCAGGGTCCAGTGCTTCCTTATATCCAGTATTAGTTTTGTATCTAGGGGCTAACCAATCAATTACTCTTAAAAAATGGATGGTAGAGCCAAACAGTTATGGAGACTTCTTTGATGGAGACTCAGTATTTGGCGGTTACCTATACCAAGGGTTCTCGCCCGACTTTAAATGGACAGGGACAGCCTATGCCTCGTATTCCATCTACACGGCTAACAGGCGCAAGACCCAAGACTCTATTGAACGCTTGCTTCCAAAGATCCTTCCAGTTACACTTTTAGGCACTGACAGTGGTCAGCCTAAGTACGAAGTGTTATTTGATTGGATTCCTGGAAGAACATTATGACCTATATCGTTGCAGGGTTAGCAGTATACAAATTAATTCAATTGGCTGATGCTCTCTCACCAAGAGAAGCCATGCCATGGGTCAAGATCTTATTGACAGTATTGGTTTCTGTAGGCGTGGCTTTTGCTATAGATCTAGGCGGAAATCCAATGGAGAACGTTGTTGCTGGCTTCAGCATCGCTACACTGGCGGGAGCCACACACTCTTTGCTACGGTTACTAACCTTAACAGGGGATATGGCACACAAAAAATCACTTAAATAAAAGGATCAAAAACGATGCTCAAGAAGTATGGAATTCTCGGTAGTGGAATAACAAGTAAGAATGTAATTGAAGATGCCCTCAATGAACTAGGTGTGGACAATGACTTCATTGTTACCTGTGGTGCTAAGCCATCTGAATCAGAGGCACGAGTAATCAACTGGTTGATTGACATGGAAGTCAATTACGAAATCATTCATGCAGGTAAGGCTCCAACAAAGTTTATTGAGAGTGCCTCGGTTGAACAATTAGAGGTAAACCCAGCACGGGAAATGATTCGCCAACTTGCTAAGAAAAAAGGAACTCTTTTACTTCTTTGGGATGACACAGTAGTACCTGAGATGGAAGAAATCTGTTTTGATGCGGCTGATGCTGGTGTCACTATCCTTGACTTGACTAATGGTCTTGTACCAATTGTTGTGGACATCACTCCTGAAGAAAAGACAGCACCAGTTCAAACTGAAGAAGTTGAGATTGAAGCCTTTACTCGTGATGAGATGCTGTCAATGTCCATTGGTGTTCTTCGCCGTACGGCAAAGTCCCAAGGAATCCAGGTAGGTACATCTATGACTAAAGAACAGATTGTTGATGCAATCCTTAATGATGTACCGATGCCAGACCCAATCATTGAAGACACTGAAGTAGAGGAAGTAGATATCCTCCCACCAATTGATTTAGGTACATTCCACGTTGTAAGTAGTGCTCAGAACGACCGAGCAATCACTAGTTCTTACAACACCTGCATGCTTACGGCAACATTCCCTAGTGGAGTGATTATGAGCCGTCCTGCAAATGTGGAAGAAGTCAAACAGTTGTTTGGCTTTGGTTCAACTGTTTAGTTACCACTTAACCTTGTCAGCCCAATAAGCGGCAGACATTTTGCCTTTAGAGATGTTCTTAGCGTGACGTGCTTTAAATGAAGCGTTACGTGCAGAACCATCAGGTGAACCTTTAACGCCCTGTTGACCAAAGCGAATCGTCTTAACTTGATCGCCTTCTTTAGCAACAACAACATGTGACTTGGTTGGATGGTCAGGTGTTGCTTTAGGTTTGTTAAAACCAGAGACACCTGCACGGGCAAGTCGTGGGTCTTTCTTACTATCAGCCATTACTTTTTACCTTTCTTGGAAACAGCCATGTTGTCAACAAGGTTTGGATATGGTCGCCCTGCTTTTTCAGCACGAGCCTTTGCCTCTGACTTTTGTGCAGGAGTCAACTTCTCTGACTTCTTTTTTGGATTGGGTTTATCCCATACTTCTTTTTTAGATGCCATTACTTTTCTTTCTTATGAGGATGCTTTGCGTGCCAGCCTTTAGTGGCTTTAACACCTTCTTTAACCGTCTTGGCTCCAGCCACTTTAGTTAAATTAATCTTGTCGTTTTTACCTTTGGTGATACCAAGGTGATCAGCAATTATTTCCTCATTTTTTTTATATATGCGGTGAGGGGCACCGCCTGCCTTAATCGTTGCTGGTGCTTCTTTTTTCTTTGATGCCATAAAACTAGTTTAGCGGTTGGGAGGAGAGCCATAAACACGGGCAGGGGAGAAAGGAGGTAAAGCCCCTGCTCTGTCGTCCTGAGGAGGTCGCTCTCCTCCCAACACTCTTATTACTTTAACACCCGATCAGGAAGTGTTAAAGCAACGCCGAGAGTGTAACATGGGCGCCCCGAGAAATGACAACCTGAGGAGCACAAGAAATGGCAAAGAACAACCGACTGAGTGGCCCCTTCCTACCAGTCCCGAGATGGGTGTTGCCCTACATCGCAACTGACTATGTATCCCATGCAGTACTAAACCACTTCCTTCAGTACCTCCACCCTGATACTCAGGAACTGACAACGTCCTACCAGCACATTGCCGATCAGATGGGCTGTGACCGCCGTACCGTAATGCGCTCTATTAAGCGACTTGAGGAGATTGGTTTAATCGTTAAACAGCACCGTGTTACTAGGTCAAATAAGAACCTGACGAATAGTTACTATGTCAATTTTAACAACCCACTAGTGTCACACGAGTCACCCCTAGTGGTGACACTGGAGACACTAGGTAGTGTCACGGGAGACACTACTAGTGGTGTCTGTGGTGACACCCAATCAAGAGTAACTAACAAGAGTAAAAAAATCAATAAGAAGGAAATTTCAACAAAAGTAGATCAGAGGTTGATGGATGAAGAAACAATTTGACGACTGGGGAACTGGTTTAGGTGAAGACCCCGATAGAAAAGAACCAGCCCCAAAACAGATGCGCCAAGATTCCCGAGGCTCTCTAGTTCACTTCTTCCGTGACAGTCTGCCAACCGAGAACCTGATGAGAATCACCGCCCCTGTAAATGGTCCCGCCATGATGAAAGGGTTTAAGAAACTTACGGATAGAGGCTTTACAAACGAACAGATTCGTGAGATGATTTTGGACTTCGTAAAGGAGATCACACGCCGACCATTGCCAGTAGAGGTGGCACCATGGAGAGCGTTCCTTGCGAATTTAGATAAGTACGCAAAACAGCAAAGGACGATTAAAGATGTTGAACCAACAACAACCTCCATTGACCCCCGTCTCATCGGAGACTAAAAAACTATTAGCAGTTCGTTGCCTTGGTTGCGGTGTTCTTTTTATGCGCCCAGAAGATTATGCAATGCATTTCTCAAGTATCGGCTGTAACATGCAAACCCCCGTATCTAAGAAACGAGCCTAAGTAAACCATGACTGAATGGAAGAGTAACAAGTACTGGCGTAACCGTCCAATAGAAGAACGAGTGCGTAACCTTCGTGTTCCACCTCGCTATAAGAACTGCACGTTTGAAAACTATGACGAAGAACAAGGTTCCCCAACGTTCCAAAGCGCTGTAGAGAAGTGGTCAACAAATGTTGATAAGCGCATGGAAGACGGTATGGGTTTGTACATCTACGGTAAGACAGGTCTTGGTAAAACTCACATGGCAGTCGCCGCCCTTAACAAGATCATCTCAACAAAGCAATTGAGTGGGCTGTTCTTGTCCTATGACATCTTCACCGAAATGGTGCATGACTCCCGAAACAATGACGGTGAGTTGCCTGAAATGTACGGCGATCCAAACTTGCTCAAGTACATGCGCCGTGTGTATGACATCGTTGTGATTGACAACTTGAATGCAGACCGCTTAACTGAGTACATGGCAAAGACTGTGTCAAACATGATTGAGTCTCGCTACGAAATGCAGTTGCCAACAATCTTTACAACAGAGATTATCCCTGACAAACTTTCAGCGATCTACAGTCCACGAGTTCACTCCATCATCAAGCAGTCATGCTTCATGGTTGGTGTAACTGGTGAAGACTACAGAACGAGGGACTAATGCTTGGTAACGACATTCAGTCTTATGACTACATCGGATTCGGTGTTGTCTTTGAAGACCTACTCGCTACACCACCTGTAAAATTAAAAGCACTAGGTGCATCGTTGTATCAGGCACGTAACAATTGGAACCGTGTTATTGAACAATGGAAGCCAAACGACATGCCATTAAAAGCGCTGTATGACACAACTAATCGGTTGGGCATTGGAGCAGAAGTATTTACTTTCTTACATCCTGATGCTGTGCCTGCAATTGAACAATTCTTATTTCGCAAAGATATTTCTGTTCCTGTTCTTTACTACAAAGCGGTAGAAGATTTGGAATATGACTTGCGTTTCAAGCGAGCAATCCGTACAATCTTCGTCCCGCACAAAGAACAAGCCTCAGTGCTTGGGATGCGTGCAACAGTCACACCTCCTACTAGCGCTTGGGTTCTCTAATGGCATCAACTGAACATCTCTTAATCAGTAAGGTAATCCAAACCTCAGACCTGAGCGAAGTTATTGATGCAGGTATTCGCCCCGAGCACTTCAGCGGTGAGTGGTCTGACATCTGGCTATGGGTTCTTAACTACTGGCGTGAGTACAGCACTATTCCAACGGCTCGTGCGTTTAAACAAGAGTACGCAGATGTTCGTTTGCTCAACGCAGAGAACGAACCATTCCAGGCTCTCATTGACGAGATTTACATTGCCTACAAACAACAGCACTTGGTGCAAGCAATTACATCCGCTCTCCCAGCGCTGAACAACAACGAGACAGAAGAAGCATTTAACAAACTGTCAGAAGGTTTACAAAAAGCATCAGTAGAGGTTGCACGCCTACGAGACGTTGACCTCACGCAATCGTGGGAAGGACGGTTAGCAAAGTATGAAGAAATGCGTAACACCCCGAACGGTCTTCGTGGCATTCCGACAGGCTTCTTGGGTCTTGATCGGATCACTGCTGGTCTTCGGCCTCAGCAGTTGGTTACATTCGTTGGTGAAGCGAAAAAAGGTAAATCATTAATGACCTTGATCATGGCTGATGCGGCTCACAACCACGGCATCACGCCAATGTACGTTTCGTTTGAAATGAGTATTGAAGAGCAAGCGGCTCGTTATGACGCCATCATCTCAGGTATCCCGCACACACGGATCATCCGAGGTGACTTGACTGCTAGTGACATGGAAAAGTTAAGCAAAGCACTTAGCCTCCGTAAGAACATGCAACCATTCGTTATGACAGAAGATGCCCACTCTCTAACAACAGTAAGCGCACTCGCTGGCAAAGTACAACAGCACCGACCACGATTGCTCATTGTTGACGGTGTGTACTTGATGGACGATGAGAACGGAGAACCAAAAGGTTCACCTCAAGCATTGACAAATATCACACGAGCATTAAAGAGGTTGGCACAGCGCTTTGATATCCCTATCATCGGAACTACGCAGGTTCTGTCGTGGAAACTTGGCAACAAGAAGTCACGTCAAATTACTGCGGAAGCAATCGGATACACCTC